ATTTCTTGATATTGTTAAATATTGTTAAATATTGTTAAATATTGTTAAATATTGTTAAATATTGTTAAATATTGTTAAATATTGTTAAATATTGTTAAATATTGTTAAATATTGTTAAATATTGTTAAAGAAATCAATCAATGTTTTGTATGTTATTATTATTATTTTTAGCCATTCTGTTTAATGCTGCATCAACTATTTCACTTGAATAACCCCTTTCTTTTAATAATTCTATCGCAATATGTTGATCACTAACACCATTTTCTGCTTTGTATGTAAATTTGTATTGTCCTTTATCATTCTTCTGACCACTAAATTTTATGTAATTTGCATCTGTAATATCACCCTTACAAATTTCTCCAAAATGAGTGGAGATAACATTTATACTGTTCATATCAGATGATAAATACTTACATATTGCGTATGAAGATGCCATACCCTCTTGAGGATTTGTTCCTGTAAATAATTCATCAATTATGGAAAAAGCAAATTCATTATTATTATTATTATTATTATTATTATTGTTATTATTATTATTCATGGAGGATAAAAAATTATAGTACCCATACATTCTATTTAATTCTGCCTCAAACAACGATTCGCGACCAATAACATCCGGAACATTTAAGTAAGTAAATAAATGTTTAAATGGAGTGAAAATAATTTGTTCACAGCATGAAATTCCCAATGTTTGTGAGAAAAATACTGACAAAAATATAGATCTCATATAGGTTGATTTACCAGCTTTATTAGGTCCCGTTATTACTGTTAAACTTTGTTCTAAAGGACTAAAATCATTTTTAACATTATCTTTGTAAGAAATCTGGGGATTCCATAGATTTTCGATATGAAGAATCGGTTTTGATCCGTTTTTGACAAAATACGGTAACGAATAATTTTCATCTAATAAATCAGATATAGATATATATGCATCTATTTTACCTACATATTTCATCAGCTCCGTAAAATCAGATTCGTAGTTTTTTTTATTATATTGAACCATAATACTTTCACCTAAATATTTATTCATTGTCTCTTTGTCTTCTCCGAATATTTCTTTGAGATTTTTAATTTTGATATCAATATCATCAGATGAATTTTTAGTAATATTGTTCTGCAAGTTTTTTATTTTTTCACATAATATTATGATATCACCCATAGTTTTATACGATACTTTGTATTCTTCACACCTATAATAATGAGATATTCCCCCGTAAAACATGTTGTAATAGGAAGTCATAACATAAAGAACATAAAAAATTGCTAAAAAATGTGATGATATATATAAAATATTTTCATATGATTTTGAAATAACATACGATGCTAACCATTCCATTGTACTCACATAACTCATATATATTGACTGTAAATAATCATAAAAAGATACATAGAAACCAGTCCATCTGAAATATATATATATTAGAGTGTATATAGATAACATGAGAAATACCATTGAATATCTAACTTTATGTATAATATCTAACATCAACCCATTATTCATCATATCAAATGGTAAATACATATCATTATCGCCCCACCAAAACCAATTATTTACTAATTCTTCATATTCTTTTATTTTTAATAATATTTTTTTAATTTTATTAGTTGTTTTTTTATTTTTGTGAAAATTACTGATTGTTTTCTGTCTCAGAGCAAGTTCTTCATAGTTGTGGGATGGAGACATTAGCAAACTTTTTAACTGATCTGTTCCGGTTTTCGTTGTACATTTATTAATATGAGGGAATATATCACCGAATAGGTTGAGATCTTTTACTATGTTTGTTATATTTGGAGAAGCAAAATTTCCATCAATATCAAAATGCAATGGATTACCTAATACGTCTGTTACTTCCATTATTATTTAATTATTTAATTATTTAATTATTTAATTATTTAATTATTTAGCTATATGATATAATGTATAAAATTAATGTCGCGGTAAAGACGTAGGATAAAACAAATCAACTATATTATATTTAGTTAGTGGAATTGAACATGCTGCAGCAAATATGTGACCACCGCCTCCAAACATTTTTGTAATTTTTCCAACATCAACTGAATTACTTCTGAACGATAAAATATATTCTTTTTTATCCATATGCAATGTCCACATTATACAGAAATCACAATCAACATCAGTAATAATTTTTTTACCTAATAAACTACCAGATGGACAACCGGATCCGTTTATAACAGCAACTTTGTATTGACCGGGTTTCGTAAAGTTATCAGGAAAATCTTTGTATATTCGTTCGCTGGGAAACAATTCTAATGTATATCTTTTTGAATTATAATCCAATAAATAATTTTCATATTTCATGTATATTGTACCTTTTCTGATTAGTTTTTTTATTTCACTCGTATCAAATAATTTATCCCATGATCGCAATGTTTCATAGTTAGGAATAAGATCATAGTGAACATTAAGAGCAGTAATAAACGGCATCGTGTTCTTGTATTTCCATTCCCCAATATCATTATCCTTGATATAAAGTACAAATTTAGGTATTGATTCATTGTATCCCTCTAAATATTTTTTGAAATATTTCCATGTCAAAGAAGCACCACTTTCTTTTTCATTGTATACTGAAATAAATTTATTTTTATATTTACTAGCTAGCCTCATAACATCATCACGAATAGTTATATGATGATCAATATGTATGACACTTTTAGCTTGTTCTATAATTCCCTCCAGTACATCACTTTTATAAGCAACATCTAATATAATAATATTATGTCCTTTTACATTTGGAGGTATTTCTTTTGCAGAAGGTTGATCAGGATACACAAAATAATCATGTTTTAAAATCAAACCGGTTTTTGTCAATATAAAGTACGCCGAAAAACCATCAAGACAATTTTTATGGTAAATTATATAATCATAAATCATGATGTATATATATATATATATTTGTTATATGTTATTATAAGCAACAAAAAAATTGATAAATTAAATATATTGTTATTTCCTTAATAAAAAACCTTGATTGCATTACAAAAGGTGTCTTTTTTAGACAACATACAAACGAATAAATCGCTCATATCGACCATATCGATTAAATTGGCCAAAACCATTCAAACCCATACAAACCAAGACAAATCAAGACAAACAAATCAAATAAACAAGATGAGTCACGGACGTTTGGGAAATACGGCTTTTTCGGCACTTGCTGATTTCGAAGATGGTAATGATGGTTTTAGTGTTCAAGTGAGCGGAAAGAAGAAAACACTGAAACAACAAAAAGAAGTTTCAATTCAGTCTCAGCCTGCCAAACAGGCTTCACGATCAATTCAGCCTCAGAAGGTTGAGAAACCAATTGAAAACGATGATAGCGGTTGGACAACTGTCAAAAAGGAAATTCGTCCTTCACCAAAGTCACAAAAAACATACGATCGAAGCCGTCCAATTGTGAGTCGCAATGTTTCCGGAAGCACTAATTCTTCAAATTCAGGACATGTTACCAAGAAACCAAATTCTCAAGTTTACAAACGCCTTGTTCACAGTGCATTGAAAGAATTTACTAATATGAAGGAACTCATCAACTGCATCAAATCAAACGCGATGAAAATCAAGGAACAACGAGATCGTGCAATGCTACTTGAAGTGTGTATTTCCTGGGCACTTCATGAGATTTTTGAGCAAGATACAGAAATGCTTGCAATGTTGAAAGAAGTTCGAGAGGCCGATGAGTACAAACTCATTCATTGGAGTTTTTGGAATCGTTTCAGACTTCGTCCGGATGAACTTACTGAACTCAAGAATTTCACTCGCACAGATAGCGACATTATTGCGACAGTCAAATTGTGTCTCGATATTGGTTATCATGCTCTTGACATGAATACGAAAGAAGATGGAGCCGAAACAACAGTTGGCGCATTGATTAAATGTTTGAACGATAAATTCATCGGAATGGATTTGTTCAAACAGATTTACATGATGATTTTGACTCCCTCAGATGAAAGTCTGACAACAATTTGTCGTCAGATTTCAAACAAAATCAACAGAGAAAAGAAAGACACGTTTGTTCCTATTTTGTCTTGGATCATTTCCCAGGATTTTGGTCGAAACTGTTTTTGCCGTGTTCTTGTTAGAGAATTGATTGAAGCAGTTGGAACACAACGCGACCCCAACGGATTTTATCAATCTGTTCTCACACGATTGAGTCTCATCAAATCAATCATTGCTAGCGGTCCGACAAGTAAGGACAACAAAGAATTTGATTTGTATTTCCAAATGAATCCGTCATCTGCAAGTGTTTTGTATAAGAAATTCCTTTCTACATTGGAAACTTATTGCAAAGACCTCGATCTCAGCAAACAAGTTCATGAACTGACTGCTGATCAACTGAATATCGATGTCATTGGTGCAATTATCGGAACTGTTGCTGAAACTGTTGATACTGAGCGTTATGTTACTTCAATTCATGACAGGTATGAAACTGTTTCGCGCACTGCATTGATCCATCACAAGCTTGTGAATGAACAGTACAGACCAAGCCCAGAAATTCTTCATATTATTGTGAACAATTTCAAAGGTTCAAATGGTTATTCTCGTTTTGTCACCGGAAATATTATTTGTAAGTTGGTTGGTGAGAATTTTTCTCTGTCCGATGCGGATATTGAAGCACTTCTCGCTGGGAATCCCACGACAAAAAGTGATAAAACTACCAAGACATTTAATTCGAAGAAAATCGATGATGAAATCGATGATGAAATCGATGATGAAATCGATGATGAAATCGAATTATCAATTTATGATAACAAATTTCTCGGTAAAGTTTCTGTTGAATCGATTGCTTCAATTAAAACGGAGACGGAAATGTCCAAGAACGGAGATGGTTCTTATAATCCATCCTTCATCGATGATATCATTTACGGAATCAAAAAAACGTTCGAACAAAATCTCGGAAAAAGTGATTCCATCTTTGAAGCACTTCTTACGAATTGTTTCAATATTGTTTCTAACGAATATCAAATTGATTTGATTTGTGAATTGTTCCAAGAGCTCGACAATGAACTTAATAATTCTATTCGAGTCTTCAGTATTGAGAGTGGACCAAAAATTTGTGATGTCATTTGCGAAGACAATCCAGTTTGGGCACCAAAGTTGCTTTCTGCAATTACTAAAATTTAATTTTTTTATTTTAATTTCTTTTTAAGTTTTATTTATTTAGTTATTAATACAGGCAATAACATCATATCGGCTTCATAATAAGATAATATACTGATACAAACTATAATCGTTACACATTGCATATAAAATTCCATATTGTTATCATCCATTTGCTTCAAGTCTATTTTATTTATACTAACTATAATTATGATATAATTTATAATAATGGATAGAAATTAACTATAAATCATTCCCTACTATCCTTATCAAAATTTTCTAAGTCAATAAGCAATTTAAGTAAACCATCTAATGTTATATCATTTTTTTTATTTTTTTTGCGAGATAAAACTGATACATACAAAATAGCATCTTTATTTGTGCCGATGACATCAAAAGGTCTAATAGTTGATCTTATAATATTCTCCAATTTATTTTTTGATAATCTTGAAAATTCATTTATCAATCCTTTTTCTGGATCATCTCCATCTACCATTATATATCGTGGAAAGGTTAGAATATAATTATTTTCTATCATCTTAAGACATATTAACATATACGAATTGTTTGAATTATAGCATGTGTGAGCATGCGCTTGGGCTTCTTCAACTATTGGATCTAATTTAATTTCTGTTTGTTTATGTTGTTCGATTTTGTCTTTATGTTTAGCCAGTGGTATTGATGTTTTAAGGGACATATATTCTACATAATTTTCTACTTTTTCTGTACGGAGAATGTTGACAATTCTGTCAATTTCTTCTTTGTCGCCGACCATTGCATAATAAATGTAATCAGCATATACCTCAATTACATTTTTATTTTTTTTTCCTCCCATAAAATTTTTGATTGGTCTTAATCTTAATAATAGAAGTTATTAGTTTTTTTATACTAACTGTAAAAAATTATTATGGTATATTTTGAATATATTTTATGATTTAATTTAAATCCATTATATCGTAAAAATTATTATGGTATATTTTGAATATATTTTATGATTTAATTTAAATCCATTATATCGTAAAAATTATTATAAAAAAATTGAACTTAAAAATTCCAGCCCCTATATTTTTACCAATAAATATTAATAGTATTAATAATTAACAAAAGTAATAGATATGTCACATTTTAATCCATTTCCTACAACAGGATTCTATCCTCCCACAAATCCAAATTTTAATCCAACCCCTAATTTTAATCCTAATTTCCCAGCATTCGATCTCGGAACATCTGTTTACGTTGTCATAGAAATACATGATTTTGCAAATTTAGGTCCACAAAATACTATGAACTCAGATAAACTTAATTTGAATGGATTAGGAAATAAAGCATTGACAATTATTGGTGTGTACGAAAATATTAATGATGCCAATTTAGCTAAAGGAACTGCACAAAATAAATATGTATTAACCAGTAAATTGCATAAATCAATGTATAAAACATCTTTTACAGATCCTTTATATTTTAATCCAGTGCAAGTAAACTCAAATCCACCAAACTTATTCAAAAATCCTGACCCATTTGCAGCAGTTCCAAAAATTCCAGATAATCCATTTAAACCTAACAAACCATTTAATTTTGGCGGTACAAACAATAATGATATGGACATAAATTAATTATTTTATTTTATTTTTTGTATTTATTTTAAAAGTTAAATACTAACATATTAAAAAATTGAAAAAGGTATTGAAAATTACTGTAATTCATAATAAAAGATACAAATATACACTATAAAAAAACAATGTCAAACCAACAAATGGAAATAGAAACAGAACTTGAAGGAGAACAGGTTAAGGTACACCAAGACGAACAAACCGAACAGACACATCAAACCGAAGAAAATGAACAAGTCAATGATAAACCAACTATTGAATTAACATGTCCATTCGGTACAATGCAATATCGTTCTGATTTAAAGTTGACAAGTGCCTCATTTATGCAACTGTTAGTATGTTATAAATATAAAGTTTGTGAACAAAAAGCAGAGGAAGGAAATAAATGGCAAGAATATGCTTATCCAAAACTTGCAGATGTTTTCACTGAATTACTCAACAAAGTAATTCATCACATTAATGAATTACTCAATGAAGAAAATATTGATAAAGAAATCGTCATAATAAATTTATGTGGTTACAAAAATTTTAAGCTCCCAGTTATTGTTCAAACTAGAAGTGTTAATTACAAATTGAAATATGAAAATGCAAATGCTCGTGATATTTTCTTGAATATTTTACAGAGATTAACATATTTATCCACATGTTCGGTACCTGCTCGCTACAACGATGAAATAAAAGTGAAAACATTTTCTCGTGTTCAAGAATTGGTAAAAACACTTATTGAAACTGTCGTTAGTCAAACTCGTCAAGAATGGAGTAAAATATGTCAAGAAGCTGGAGTTCACGCTGGATTAGTTAATAATGCAAACAAAAATGTGCAAAAACATAATCAACATAATCAACATAATCAACATAATCAACATAATCAACATAATCAACATAATCAATACAACCAACATCATGATCAGCAACAAAATGAACAAAACCCAAATGATCATAAACCCCATAGAAAAGTTGTTGTTCGTAACAAAGGCAAAAACTTCAAGGGATTTGGCTTCAGAGAACAAAACAAACAAAACAAATAAACTCTAAATTATATTTTGTTGTAAATTTTATTTATTATTCAGTTATTATTTTTTACGATGTTTGACCATAATCTGTACTTTGACCGTATCCAGTACTTTGACCATAATCTGTACTTTGACCGTATCCAGTACTTTGACCAATTTCTGCACCACTTGTTCCAGTTTCTGTATTTGTGCCCATTCCTGAGAGACCACCACTCATTGCTACAATACATACTACAATAATACAAACACAACACAAGCAACAAATTATAGAGCAGGCCACTGACGCCATATAGGCTGAACCAAATATACCGCCAAAGATACCATTGATCATACTACCAATACCAGCAAATAAATCACCAAACATTTGACCGAGATCTTGGAATAAACCAGTTTGTTTATTTTCTGATTCCGCTTCTCCTCTTAAGTTTGATTCTGTTATAACACTATTTGTATTATCTATTTCAACACCTAATGCACTGGCGATATCAGCTGACATTTTATTAGTTGTGCTACTCAATTGATCACATTCAGCGATAAGAGTTAATGCTGTTTCTTGATTGATAGTAAGATTTGCGTTTCCATGAATTATATTATTATTGACAGTCGAATTTTGATCAGAACCCACGACTGGAATACACGATTGAACATCTTCTACACTAAAATTATGTTCTACAATATTTTCTACGACATTTCTGATATAAAAATCGTTATAATTTTCGACTTCATTATAAACACTCGAATCAACATTCGAAGTAGCAGGTGGACCTGTTGAACCAAAACCAGCTTCCATCTTTGCTTTAGCCACAGCATTTAAATCGGCTATCATTTCTGATGAATTTGATATATCAATGCTGTTCATCATTTGAGTAAACATATCTGTAGCCATTTCATTTATTTGATCAGATTGTTGAGAACATGCAAAATTTAAATTAACATTTGTTCCTTGGTTAAGATCATAATTGAAATCACCATAAACTATATTACCAATAAATTCTGAGTTCTGTGACGATGAAGCATTGGCACCACAAACCTTTGAATTCTCAACCATTACATTTGATACATGTTTATTTAATGTTTCATTGAGTACTTCTACTTGGTTTCTATTTATTACTTTATTATTAACAACTTGTGTTACTGTTGCGTCAGAACTACCTCCTCCCATTTTATAATTATTATATATTAAATTTTATTGGATTTTATATTTTATTGATACATTTTAATTTTTGATTTATATTATCTAAATAATATCTCAATATTGTTTTATAATTGGTTCAAAGTCAATAACATTGGGATCGAGTAAATCACTGAAAAGACATAAACGTGGATAATTTTTATCACCGATCGTACAAGATGAATTTACACAATTACCTATATATCCAGTTGTTTCCGTTATGATACTATTTTTACCTATTTCTGCTACTTTAAATCTTATTTTAGATTTTAAATTTGCTTCTAAACCTCCAATTATATTACCATTATTTTGTATTTTGGTGGTTATCAAATCAACTTGTGTATATTTAGTGGTTGGATTAGTCATATCTGCACATAAAGTACCACTTGATGGTGTTATATTTAAAAATACTTGTGTTGTATTCTTGTTACTATTTAATCCTCCAGTTACACCAGAAATTGTATATTTAGTTTGTCCATCAGTATTCCTCTTTGTTATAATAAAATCAGTTGAATATTGTCTAAACAAATTGCATGCTGTATAATCATTATAACATTTATCTTTTGGAATTCTTAATTCTTCAGAATATGTAGGTATTTCTCCGGATGGAGCAAGATTTTCCAATGTGGACACTGGATAACCCGGCAACATCTCTTGACCCATCAAGTGTGATGATGCTCGTTTTCCGTTTTCTATATCTGTTATTGTTTTTCTAAAATTACAGACTTTTTGATTAATATTCATAGTTTTAATATATTCCTCAGTAGCTTTATTGACTGTATCTTCATCAATTAAAACAAGAATATTTGAAGTGCAATCAAGTGGAGTATTTGAATTTACTGAATTGAGACCATTGAATTGTTGACATTTATTGTATGGCATTATTGATAAGTAATAAATTTTACCATCCAAAGGATTGGTGTATTTGAATCTTACCAACATCGGCTTATCTACTCCAATTAGTTCATTATTAGCAAGATCCGATAGTTGAGCTGTTTTAACAACTGGATCAATCATTTTATCATTCTGTAATATTTGTGTACATACTTGATTTTGTTGAGTTTGTGGATTAAACACAGGTTGAGCAGTTATAATTTCTGATGAAATTGGAAGTCCAGGTATAATTTCACTACTCATTGTAGGTGTTCCCGTTTCCATTCCTACAGTAAATGTCTCATATGAACACAACATATATGTCTTATACAAAACAAATAACAATATTATGATAATAATCAAAAAGAGTAATGGATGAGTGTTTATATATTTTATAATTTCCATTTATATATTCAATATATTAATAAAAAAGATTATTATTAATATTGTAATTAAATAAAATTACTTTCTTCTCATTAACATAATTATACCAACAATTATTGAGATACATACGCAACATATTATAATAGCTAAAACAGTCCAACCGATTGCCGTATTTGATGTTGGTTGTGCTGGATTCGTTGGATTCGTTGGATTCGTTGGATTCGTTGGATTCGTTGGATTCGTTGGATTCGTTGGATTCGTTGGATTCGTTGGATTCGTTGGATTCGTTGGATTCGTTGGATTTGATGTTTCGGAACCACAATTTTGCTCTATTTCTACATTTGAATTGAAATTACCTTCTACATCATTCTCAGATAAATTAACTGTTGAAAGACACAATACCAAATCACGACATTCTGCGTTGCGTGCTCCGGTGTTAAGATATGCAGTTGAAGAATGTGGTTCACATCCTGCCATGTAACATACAGGATTTTCATTAACAAACAGATTTATGTCACTTAGATCTCCATAACACGCACATTCTGGTTTATATTGTCTCCATTCGTCTTGATTAAATTTACCACCGTTTTCTAATTTATACAAACTTTTCAGATTACTGCAATATGATTGATAAAAATCATCACAAATACTCGCACCAGGTGCATAAGTTCCGTCGATAGTTTGGCACAGTGAACTCGGCACTGAAATTAATTTATCATAATAACCAAATTTTGTTCCCAGAGAACTACTAGTTTCGGCAGTAGGAATCGGAATACGAACTGTAATTCCTTTTTTATCACCATCGAGACCCATACAACATGCACGCTTGATAGTTGTATTACGTAAAATATTATTAATAGCATTATTTTTATCACTAAGTCCTCCAGAATTAACATATGGTGGAAGTGTACTGGCCAAATCTTCTAAAGGTTGTTGGTCAGTTATATTATTTTTTATTCCGGCATAAACTAATGCGTCTAAACTCATTATACTTATTATATAATAAAAATAACTATAATAAATATTGACATATTTATACTAAATATAATATATATATTGACAATGAGCAAAATATTTGTAAAGAAATGTGATATTCCCATATCGTATAATAAAGTAAAAACAGATATTGTAAAAGAAACAATACCACCAGGAAGTTATGCGGTAGAACAACCACTACTAGCAAACCATATGGTCGAAATGCGTTGGAGGTTTTTACATATTCCGGTAGAACATCTCAATATGACTCCAACAAAAAATAATAAAGGTGATAAAACGGTACAAAAAATTGTTGAGATGAGTAGAAAAAAACCTGATTCTCCGCGCGAATATCTTAATAAACAAATGAAATGGGTTATCTCAGAAGTAGATTCATTATTTGACCAATATGTTACAGAACAATATTTTTTTTACACAGAAGATTAATGTGACACATTTAAAATAGGTTTTTAGTTTATTTTATTTGATTATTTTATCAATGACAGCATCTAATGAATTTTCATTATAACATATTTCGAATATGTCTGCTGGTGTATATTTGTTATCTAAATCATGTCTAACTAATTTGTTCGTAATAATATTTTCATTTATTTCAAAAAAGAATTTTATTATGTCAATACAACATTTTGTTGAACATTTAGTAAAATTTATTTTCATATCTACACGACCTGGTCTGACGAGTGCCTTATCCAATATTTCTGGTTTATTTGTAGTAAAAATTATTATTCGTCCTGGTTGTTCAAGAATGCCATCGATCAAATTCAGTATAAATGATAAAGTCAATTTATCTTTTTTTTGGTCTTGTTTATTTTGATCGATTTTAGATGTATCAGATAAACATACAATCACACTATTATTATTTTTATTTTCATCAGAGTTATTATTTACACTATTTTGATTCAAATTATTTATATCACGATCACTTACAATATGTGACATACAATCTATATCTTCAAATACAAATATTCTTTTATTGATTGGTACAGTTCTGTCAATTAAATGTGCGTCCATGAATATTTTACTTAGTTCAGTACATGTTGTAACCCGTGACAATGGAACACTAATAATATGTCTGTTTGTATACTTTGCAATAGCTTTAATTGTACTCGTTTTTCCACATCCCGGTTCACCATAAAATAAAAAACCTAATGTATAAGGAGTACCAAGTCGCATGTATTTATCTGGATGATTTATAAAAGTATCTAAACGTGTGAGTAAAGAGTCTTTTTTATCGAAGAATATATTATCGAATGATTTATTTGTATTGAAAACTGTTTTATCATAAATTAATTCACAATGTGGTAAAGTTCCAGTGGATCCAAAATATGTATAATAATACAAATTATTATCTTTTTGTTCAGATAAATAAGTTTCATAATCGATTAACCATCCATATATTTTATTATGCAATTCATTCATCGATAATGTATACGAAAATATTTTAATAATATATGTATCAATTTCTATTTTTATGTCCGAACTTTTTTCAGATTTATTTTCTTGTCTCATCCAAACATCTTTATCAAGTTGGATATTACATGAATCATTTATAACATATGAAAAATGCTTTGCGGATGAATTATTTTTTCTATCATATTGTTTTACTGATTTTATATCGCAATCTGATTTAGAGGCAATATACATAATTGCCTTAAATTCCTTTGGAATGTACGGAGTATCAAAAATACCAAAACTTTCTGCTGTCTGTCTCACTTTTCCCTCAATAATATATTCCGATTTAACTTTTTTGCGAAATATATTTAGGAAATTGAGATTTATTTCAAAAGTTCCATTCATTACTCTATGCATTATTTTTTGTACAAATATAACAACAATAGTAGAAATTATGAGATCGATTACTATATTACCACTTTTATAATATTGAATAAGTGTGTTCTGTAATACAAAACCAAACTGATCCATTCTTTTCTTTATTATAACTATTCATTATTTTTTTAATATGTGTAGATTATTATGATCAGTTATTACCCTATATTAGTAAGTACCTGATACTAATCTTCCTAAAATATAATTTAAATAAATTAAGATATAACGAAATCACTATCTAGTTTTCGTTGTTGTTTTAAACATTTAATTAACATTTCTTTCTTAAGTTTTTCATTAGTTATATTATTATCCTCAGTCCAATTTACATATTGATTTAAAATTGATGGTATTAATCGTATTTCATACGCAGTACTGACGTCAGTTAATCCGATCAATACCGTCATACCATTTACTTTTTTTATTTTTTTTATACGTAAACGGGTATCATTAATTAAGTGTGATGCAACTTCATCGAGTGTTTTTGTCCATAATGCGACTATTTTATATGATATAATATCATTCAATTGGTATGACAAATTAAAACGACTACCAGAATTTAAAACTCTATCAAACATTGCATTTTTTAATTTAATCGAATCCATCATGTAAGCATCAAATTCTACTCTTCCAATTGTTTTTGTTTTAATAAGATCCTGTCTAATTAGATTTCGTATATCAATAAATGCATTTTTATTTAATAAAACCATACTGTCCCAATCTATATCAGGATAATTAAATGCTTCACATTGTGCTTCACCCAATGTATTATATGTCAGAACAGAATAATTACGTAAAAAACTATCATCGAACGATAATAAATCACCTCGTATCAATTCAAATCCGGCATTCGATACTTGTGTCGGAGTTATTAATACTTGATATGTTTTATCGACTTTTCTTATACGATTCATTTAACGATTATTTATTTGTTATCTATATCTTACTTCCAGATTATAAAATCATAAAAAAATGAAAAAACAATGTTTTACTAACTTATTTATATAAATAATAGTCACAATTTAAAACAATTCAATATAATCCAAACAATCCGAAATAACTTAATGTCAGGTTTTACCAATTACGTTTCGTCATTTTTTTCAAATTCAAAATCAGAAACCGAAAAATCAGTGCCTGAAAAATCAGAAGTTACAGACATACCATCCGTATGGCCCGTATCAGAATCTGTCGAAGATGATAAAACTACCAAACCAAAAATGTGGCATAAAAATTTAAGTTCGTATGTTTCTAAACCAGTAGAGGAGGCACCACAAGGTAAATTTGTTCAAAAAGCCGTTGTATACCCTGCGGAAATTCCACAAGGTAAATTCAGTGATTATCTTTCAACATATTATGGTCGTAATAATAATTCTAAGACTCGCAAAGATAAAAAAAATGTTTTTCATTCAACTGATGTTAAACTTGAAACTTCCAAGGATGCTATTATCCATAAAGTTGCCTTCTTGATGGATGCTACCGGTTCAATGAGTTCTTATATTGAAGGAACAAAAGAAGAAATTCATAAATTTGTCAACAAAATGAAAGAAGAATCTTTCAAAACTGCCGAAGGATTTCCTATGAGATTTGAAGTTGGTGTTATTGCATACAGAGATTTTAGTGATAGAGAACATTTCGAAACATTAAATTTTACCGATAACATCGACCTTGTAGCTGAATTCCTTACTAATGTTCATGCGAACGGAGGAGGTGATAGTCCTGAAGATGTCAAAGGATCATTCGTTCATGCTTTGTTTGGTGTTGATGATGTTAGCCAAAAACTTTCATGGGATGAATCCGAAGATTGTGCAAGCAAAACACTTATTTGGTTAGCAGATGCACCAGCTCACGGATATACTAACAATTTAGGTGATGATTATCCTGACAACAACCAAAACGAATGGGGTTTTCTTTTTGATGAAATGAAGAGAATGGATGTTGATATGTATATTGCAAAAATCAAAGAAGACACAAAGAAAACTAACGAAGCATTCACTAAATTTGCTGAGGAAAGAGGAATTAAACTAGAAACTGTTGATATTTCACAGAGTGTTGGTAAACGTGATGTTCATACTGGTGAAATCAGAGCGTTTGCTTCAGATGAAGCATATGCATGCATGTCTGATAAAGTATGTAGTGTACAAGCAGTTAAAAACCAATCAATGGCATACAAAAAGAAATCGTTTTTCAGTTCAAAATAATATATAAATAATAACTAAAATATTGATTTATTATTTACTTAGTTATATCAAATAATGGTATATAACTAATCAAAATTTGTTTATCATAATGATCATTATTGAACAAATAGAACTAAATGATGTCCTTGCTGAAGGTAAAGATCGATTTAACTCCAATAACCATTGGGAAAATAATGTAAAGCCCGTAGACTATGATAATAAATTAAGTGAAACAGAAACACGAAATTGGATCGATAAATTTCACGATACGTATACTGTAGTTAATGTTGACAAAAAAAATCTTAGTTGGTTAAAAGATGCAGCAAATATAGGAAAAGTTACTGGCAATTTTTCACATATTTATGACGAAGACCTTGATGATCTCGTTAGTTCCCATAAATTTACAAATCCAGATAATGTGAAATATTTTGTTCGTGCTGAGAGTGTGAGCCTCAAAACGGGCTGTAATGGTGTTGGACCATACTTAAATCTTAAATCCATGATTCAATCATTAGTTACATCACGTTCAACGCACACCCCAATCAAAGAAGACACAAGACATGTCAAATTCTATTTGTTACCATGGGTTGATATTTCTCATGAATTCAGAGTGTTTGTTCATAATAATAAAATAACAGCAATATCACAACAAGATCTCTATGTAAGAGATAAATATTTAGAACAGTTTGAATCTCACGAAAGAAATACTAAAATAAACGAGTGGATTAATTTAATAAACAAATATTTTAATGAATCAATATCATCACGTATTGATATTAATTCGTATGTAATTGATATCGCAATTTTATCAGACGGATTACCATATTTTATTGAAATCAATACATTCGGCAAAGAATATGCATCGGGATCATCACTTTATCATTGGATTATTGACGAAAAAATATTATATGGGAATGGTGATGATATTTATTTTAGATATGTTTAAGATATCAGGAGTTGATGTATATAATGATTTAATAAAATGTATCATAAAACAATTCGATAAATGATGTAGTTATTTAATTTATTGTTTCATTTTATGATACATTTTATGATTTTGTTATATTTATCGACTCCTGATATCATTCAATTAAAATTTCATTTTGATTTTTTGTTTTATTCCATCTATGATTACATTTAGCACACCAATGTCCATTGACAATAGATCTAGGTATAGCTTCCCATGTATGTTCATTTTTACATTTCCATTTTAGTTTTGTATTAGAATTAGTATATATATCACTCAAGCATTTGCCTCCATACTGTTCAGCTAATTCGTTCATTTTTTCTATCATACCTTTTATTATCTTGGGACAATCGGAGCACCAATTATCATTAGCAATGGAATCTACTGTAGCATCCCAAATATGATTGTTTTTACATTTCCATTTCAGTTTTATATTAACATTAGTATATTTGTCACTTAGACATTTACCACCATGTTTTTCAGCTAATTTATTTAAATCATTTAGAGTATATTTTTTTTTACTTAAATGATAACAATCAATACACCAATAACCAGCTTTAATTTTCTTTGGAGTAGTTTCCCATTCATGATTGTTTTTACATTTAACCCTCATATTCGAATTATTTAATATATAATTTTTGTCAATTATTATACCACCTTTTGACTCGACTATTTTTTTTATTTCTTCATATCTATCATCTTTTTTTGTATATATATTAGTAAATGTCCTGTAATTGATTTCAATATCTTTATTCGGAACATTTATATTTTTCTCTGCACATTTTTGTATAATATATGATTTAATTTCATCAAACTCGACAGTATATGGAATTCTTAATAGATTTACATCATATTTTTCACATAATTCATCTTTTAGTTTATCTCTCTCTTGTGCTTTTTCAAATTCTTCTTGAGTTTTATGGAATTGTTTTGTGAATTTAAAATGTTGCGAACCATCATATTCATATGCTAAACTTTTTGATTCACAATAACCGTCTAGTTCTAATCCATCTAACCACTTGGGTCTACATCTTATAAATTTATCTTCAAATAATATTTCCATTATATTTCTCGTTATTTCTTCACCAATATTTATATTACATTGAGGACACCATGAATTGTTATTTTTTATATGACTCAAACAAGTCTTCCATACATGACCATAATAACATTTCCATTCTAGTTTTCCTTTATGGTTTTTATATTCAGTACTAAGACATTCACCTTTTCTTTCAATCGCTATATTTTTTGCAACATCGATTGATAATTTTGCAGTTTTTGAACAATGTGAACACCATGATTTATCTATCATAATGCATCTATATGTTGATGTAAATGTATGATTTATTTCACATTGTATATTAAATTTAGATGTATGATCTACATATTCTGTAAACAAACATTTTCCTCCTTTTGATTCAATGATATTTTTTAATTTATCATAAAATACTTTTTTTGCAATATTTTTTTTACATTCAATGCACCAAAAACCTTGACTTACTGCACAATATGATTTTGTAAATATATGATCATTAATACATTTGAATTTAGCATAGGAATTGACATTTTTGTATTCAAGTAATTCTCCGTTATAAGTGTCTTTTATATATTGTTGAGCTTTTGCAAGTGATTGAACTTTTACATATAATTGAGCTTCTGATAACATATTAATAATAATTATTGATATATCTTTAAATGATATTTAATTCTTAAATATAAAAAAACGAATCATTTATAAATTAATCACAATATATTTTTGTGTTTGTATTTTCTTATTATTTCTATCAATAACAGAACATGTAGATACCATTTCTGATCCTGTATTTTTAAAAATAAATCTTGCTATTGTCAAATACTCACGTTTGACATGTTTGTCCTTAAAGCATGTCCACTGACCACATAAAAAATATTTTTTTATTTCGTCCTTTAAATTAATGATTTGTTGTTGCATATCATTATCGTTTTCAATGTCATGCAAATAGAAATAATTCATTTCATGATTTATTTTGAGTATATTACATAATTTATTCTTTATATTTATTTGTTCATTTATATACATGTCATTTTTTAATGTTCGTTTTCTTTTTTCAGCCATTTAATATGTATGCATAATGATATTTATTTATGTATTTTTGTATGTTTATAGAACAGATATATTTCAAGATTTTTCAAATTTAGTCTACTAATGGTCTATCTGGTAGTTTGGGTTTAAGAAATTGTGATAACGCGTCCTTGACCCCTCCATCATTTAATTCATTTAAATTTTTCAATTTCTCTCTTAATTTTTCTGCTATTTTTTCTTCTATTGTATTAGCTGCATAGACGATACGTTGAATAGATTTTGACCTCCCTCCTGCACGAAAAATCCTACCCAAAGATTGTTTCAATTCGATAGAACTCCATGGAGGACTAATTATGCTGGCTCGTGGGAATCCCCCATACACGTCATGTAGACTAATACCAACACCGCCTGCTTTTAAATTACAAATAATAATCTTTGACTTATTTTCCTGAAAATCATTTATTGCATCATCGCGTTGTTGTTGTGTTTGGTGTCCATAAATTAATGTATGTGTTCGTAACATTTGGGCTAGTGTTTCTAATGTTTGAGTAAAATTAATAAAAATAACAACACTGTAACCACTATTCATGAAATCATTAGCCAATTCAACAAATGTAGGAATTTTTAGTAACTCTATTTTTTGGTGTGCACGCAAAATTTTTACAAGACTATTGGCTTTATCTTTTTTTACTTTATCTTGCAAGTTATCTAACTCAGCAGCAATAATTTTATATTGTTTTTCTATTTCTAATTCGCGAGTTTTACCCATACTATACGGTTCGGCAGTTATTTGTGTTTCTGGAAAGAGATCACCCAAACTATCAATTCTCATTCTTGTACCTCTGTTTGGATAAATCATATTATGTATTCTCACCATTGGTTGATGATCGCGTGTAATCCATTTTATCATTGTATGCATGTATTGGGCATATTTCATATTTTGTCTGTTAACAACTTCTGGATCTATAAAGTTAAGTATCCAGAAAAATAATTTGAATTTTTCAGGAGTATCAGCAACTGTCGCACTCAATATCATAAGAGGCAAATTAGTTATTTTTGCCGCAAACAACAGTTGTCCATTTTGTGTTTCCAAATGTGTTGCTCTATGTACCTCGTCAAAAATAAATACTACATTTTTTCTATCTTTTTCACTTATATCCCATTCATATTCACTATATTCATTATATTCGACAGGTCGAGCGGCTTTTTTAGTTGGATCGGAATTATATTTATTAAATTTGATATAATGCTTATTTACTTCTATATAAGGACATTTAATTCTATCACCAGTATCATTATAATACTTGAAACCTTTTAATGTTTCATAATTAACGATCATCAATGGTTTAACACCAAACATGTTAGCGACACGTTTCCAACTGGACATAACACTTTTTGGACATACAATAATTGGACGTTTCTTTAAAATGTAACATGTTGCTAAAGCTGTGTATGTTTTACCGGTTCCCGTATCACTCATGTCAATAACAGTATTATTATTTGTTAGTATACGTACTAAATTTTCAACGTGAACTGTTTGAAATGCTAAGAGTTTATCCTTAATTTTATCCATATTATATTTTACAATTATTTTAATATATGATATATAATGACAATTTATTAAAACTTAAAATAATATCTAAATAAACAAATAACATAAGTGGAATGCACAAATATGCCAAATCGAATGCGTGAATGCAAAAAATCCCTTAGAGCATTCTAAACCTTCAGACAGTAGTAAACTTGTAAAACCAACACACATAAGTGGTAGAACAAAATAATTGGTAGTAATTAGTTCAAGACTTCGTGACCAATTCCAAATTCCGTATAATACAATAGAATAGGCCATTATTCTATCACACCACAAAAATAGATTAGAATATTTATTGAATGGATAAATTCCCGGTAATCCGTGCTTACGTTCCGACAGATGCATTAAAACAGATGCTGAAACTACAGTACTAATCCATAAACGATGATATCCAGATGAATAATATATTGGTACGAGACCGTATATGTTACCGGCCGAAACAATCCAATTTATCAACGACATTACCAAAGAGAAACTACTTATTATTTGTACATATTATAAACAATAACAACCACATGGTTCATCAATTTTTTCTAATTTAAAAAATTGATTAATAAACATTTATGACATAATTTCTTTATACATTGTAAGATTATAAACAATACCCCGAATAAATGAGTTACGATTACAACTATGATGAAAGTTTTCAAGAAAACAATGCAAATTTTACGAATCAAAATCAAAATCAATATAAAACTAATTTTGAGAAAGTAATTGATTTTTGCAAATGTGCTGGACAACCAGTTTATACCAAACATCAACTTAATATTTTTGAAGAACATCCTGAACGTGTCGATTTGAGACTTAAATTGATCCAAGAAGAAGTTGGTGAATTAGAACAGGCCATTAAAGATAGAAATTTTACAGAAGTTATTGATGCATTAAGTGATATCTTATACGTCGTGTATGGTGCTTCTGCCACTTTTGGCATTTCAATAAACAAAACATTTGATATAGTTCATGAATCGAATATGACTAAATTTTGTAAAACAGAAGAGGAAGCAAAAGAAACGGTTGAATGGTATAAATTGAATGAAAAACGTTACAAGGAACCTTCTTATAGAAAATCGGAAGACGGTGATTATTGGATTGTTTTTAATGCCGAAAACGGCAAGATATTGAAAAGTTGTAAATATAAACCCGTCATGTTTAATGTTTAAATATGATTTGATCAAATGATGATAAACCATCTTATTTTAAATTTATTTTTCACAAAACGACATCATTAAAATTATATTATTGAAGTCATCATTGTATATTTAAAACATAAATGTTGTTGATAAATTTTTTTCTACAAAAATTTTCATTTTATTTTATCACTCCCTCCCTCCCTCAATGTTTTTTCACAAATGTATATCACCCACTCAATTTATGTAAATAATATGTAAATTATGGAGCCAATATGTAATTTTTTTACATATTGGCTCCATAAGTATAAAGATATAAAGATAGTATATAGAATACAAAAATAATTATGACTGAACATAAATGTATTAAATGTAATAAATTATTTAAATTAAAAAGTGATTACCTAAGACATATAAATAGAAAATTTACATGTAATCCAAATAGCCAAAATAAGCCAGAAAATAGCCAAGAAATAGCCAATTCTGCTGTTAAGATAATACAATGTAATTATTGTAATCAGATATTTACTTTAAAAAGTTCTCTCGCGAGACATTTGAATGATAGATGTAAGATTAAGAAAGAGGATACAAATAAAAAGGAAGAAATTTACCAATTATTATTAAAACAAATGAAAGATATGGAAGAAAATACTAAAAAACAAATACAACAAATAGAAGAAACAAACAAAAAAATGTTAAACGAATTGATAAATGAAAATTTAAAATTAAAAAAAGAGATAGCGAAGAATAATATAATAAATTGTTCAAAAAATAATGGAACAATAAATAATATAGAGAAACAACAAAATAATACGAATAATATAAATAATATAAATACAAATAATCAACAAAATAATATAAAACAATTAAATATTAATCTCATTGCTCACGGAAAGGAAGATCTATCATTCATTACTGAGGAACACTTAAAAAAAATATTAAATAAAGGATTTAAATCCATTGAAAACCTTACTCAGATTGTCTATTTTGATAAAAATCGTCCTGAAAACCATAATATTTATATCAGCAATATCAAGGATACCTATGTTATGATGTATAACGGCGATGATTGGAAATTAATGAATAGAGAAAATTGCCTCCAGGACTTATATGATGATAAATGTGACTATTTAGTTGAAAAATTTGAGGAGTTACAAGGTAAGTTAGATGAATCCACGCTAAAGAGATTCGGTAATTTTCTAAGTAGGAAGGATGAGGATAAAATAATAGAACAAACGAAACGAGAAATTAAACTGATATTGTACAACAATCGCAAAATTCCAGAAGAAACAAGAAGATTATTGAAATTGAACGATGAATGTATGTTGGAATAACTTATTTAATATTAATATTATGATAAATCATATTAAATAGAAATATACTTTAGTATACGCCCTTATATTTAAGTAAAAATGCAAAAAACAAAAATATTATAACTATAACTATACATATAGTCATTTTATAATATGAGTTTGCATATCTATCGATACCTAAATTTCCGTCATCTAATATAGGTACTTGGGAATCAGCTAATGCATACATTGTATTATTTTAAATATATAAATATACTATAATATATTTTAAAATATATTAAACATCAATATAATATTTAAACATATTTCGACACTTTTACGCCAGCTAATAAATACAATTGATAGCATAAATCATTATTTTTATAATCCTCAGCAAAAATTATTTCTTTTATTCCAGCTGATATCAAATTTTTAGCACAATTAATACATGGAAAGTGAGTTACATATGCTGTACAATTTTTAAGTGAAATTCCACGGGATGCAGCATCTGTAATAGCATTTGTTTCAGAATGAATAGTCATTTGTTCGTGACCATCGACTACAATACTGATATGAGGTGATCCTTTAATATGACCATTATATCCTGTTGCAATGATACGTTTATCATTAACAAGAACACAACCAACATGTAATCTATCACATGAAGAGCGTTTTGATAAAATATATGCGACCAACATAAAATATTCATTCCAATCTGGCCTATAATTAATATGTTTAATATGTTCCAATAATGATTTTTGTTTACTTTGTTGATCGATGTTTGAACTGAGTAATTCTTCATCTTTAATTACAAATTTACTTTGTTCCATCTATTTTACTCAATTCTTAGTATATGTCGGTTTGGTAATTTGTTTTATTATCTAATAATAAAATAAATCAATTTTTGTTGAAAATAATAAATTTATTTATTGTTTGCTGTTGCATGATCTTTCGTCATCATCCCAAGTCTTGTTATCTTCACATTTATCGGATTTATCATCACATTTGAGGTGGATAACTTCAGTTTCCAATTTAATTTTCTTTTCATAGGATTTTTTGCAATGATAGAATACACGGGTTTGGTAAGTGTGTATGGTCTTGTGTACTGGGTAAACGTGTAATTCCTTGATATGTTTGACATTGAGAACTGATTCGTCAATCAAACATTTTTTTTCGTCAACAACTTCTTCACTTGAAGAAACGCGATGTTTCTTACATTTTTTTTCACAGTCTTTTCCTTCCATTTATATATACATTTTAAATATATTAAAAATATTTTTATGGGTGTAATTTTATGTCTACAACTGAATTCATATTTTTTAAGTAATATTAAAAAATGTTAATTTTTAGTAGAATGATGATCTTTCGATTTTCTTATTTTATTTACATCAATGTATTTGACTGTTTCTGTGTGAGTAGTTTTATGTACGGGATCGGCTTTAGTTGTTTTATTTTCATTTTCATAAACGTGTAATTCTGTAATATGATTTATTGTTGTAGTAATTTCTTTTATAATATTTATTCGTTCAAATTTTTCCTCGTTTTGTTTTTTACTAATTTTTTTTACTCTTTTAGGTTTATTATCAGATCTATTACTTATTTGTTCAGAGTTATTATCAAATTTATCAATATCCATGTTGTCTAACATTTTATCATTAGGTATATTTTCCATATTGCTATTATTATATTTACATTATTTTTATAAGTGAGGTTGTAAAAATAAATATAAAAATTGATTTTAAAGCAATTTAAAATTGACTTTAAAACATATTGGACAAATATGTATTAGTATAATAAAGATCATGTTCAATTTAATAGTAATAAATGAAAATATTTCCATAAATAAAGCAAACATGTCTGTATTTTAATGGTAATTATTTTGACACGATAATTATTGTTACTCATGAGATCGCTTTCAAAAGCAAAAAAAAAAAAAAGAAAAAAAAACCCACAAAAAAATCAACCATTAAATTGGTAAATATATTATTTTTTCTTAAAAAGGAAAAAAAATAAATAAAATAAAAATATAACCT